ATTAATGATAACCTTGTTTTAATATATGAAGAAATAAAAAATCTTAATACAAGTATTTCAGATTGGGTTTTAGGTGAAGATAAAGAAGATAGAGCTTCTTTAAGAAATAGATTATTAGAAGACGCACTATCTCAAGAAAAACAATTTGAAAATAAAGAAGAAAAAGAAAAATCTTTTGGTGCTAAGGCAAAAGAAGGCGCATTTGGTTTTTGGGAAAGAATTAAAAGTATCTTTTTTGGTGCATTTTCTATGATGCACCTTAGATCACTATTTGGTGCTGTTGCTGGAGGATTAGGTATTGCTGCATTATTAAGAGGTATTGGTATAACATCTATAGTTGGTGCTGGTGGTCTATTAGGTTTTATAGGCCTTGCCCTTATAGCAGGTGCTATTTTTAGAATAGACGACATTATCATGAAAGCAAAAAAAGAAGCACCAGAAAATACCGCAAAACAGGTTGTTATTGTTTTAAAAGAAGTTGGAACAAGAGTATGGGATTTAATTAAACATACAGCCAAAGTAGCACTAACGATACTCGGTACTTATGATCCAGAAAAAGATAAGGGTAAGAATATTATAATTGACACTATTACAGATATATTTCCGGTGGTCAAAAAAATAGTAGGATCTGTTGTTAATTTTGCTGTTGATTTTGTTGGAGCGGTTATAAACGAAATATTAAGTCTTGATTTCTTTAGCGATGCCAGAACCCATCACCCTTTGAGCATTTACTTGGTGAAAGAGGGCGCATTTGCCCTCGAAGTTTTCATAGAAATCAATTGCATTACCTTTTATGTTTATCATTCTTTTACCTCTACTAACTCATAGCCCCTCAATGATTCTACAATAGCCTCACCATCTTCAGGACGAAGGTATCGAGTAACTGTAACCCTTGCAAAACTGCTAGGCTCAAGACTGATTGACACACCTGTAACCTCTGAGTCATCACCCAAATCCAATCCTTTGTTCTTCAGTTTATTGAACAACTCTCTTGATTCTAAAATACTGGACATAATTACCTCACACACTAAATGGATAGTTAATTGGCTCATAATGAGTATAATGAGTGATGCCAAAAAAACTAATCGGATCTGGGTGATTCATTAGCTTACATAAATCAAACTCATTACTAATAAAAAGATCAGGCGACTTGAAAGGTCTTCGAGCTAATTGAGTTTCAACCAAATCTAGCTGATCTTCATAAATATGAGCGTTAACAATCTTGTGGTAGCAGTTGCCTTGCTTGTAGCCGAAGATATGGCACATAATTTTTAATAGCGCATACACCTGCACCATGTTGAAGTTTCCGCCCAACGGAAGATCGCATGATCTCTGGTATGAAGTCAAGTGCAGGGTGTCGCCAACAATCGAAAATGTATGAGTGTGCATACATGGGCGCAATGCTGAATGATTAAATAAGTGTGGATTCCAAAATGATAGGATTAGCCCTCGGTCATCGTTCTTTTGCTCTAAATTTATTAGAAGCTCTTGCACTGTGTTGACTCTGTTTCCGTCTGGGTCTTCAAGGTTGCAAGAACCAGAACCATACGCCATCCCAAGATCATCTTCTCCTTTGCGATTAATGTTATGGAGCCAAGCGCCATTCTCGTTTGCATTGGCATTCCAAGTATTGCAACCAATACTGCGAAACTGTTTAGCACTGTCGTAACCTCGAAGATACCCAATAATCTCGGCGATTGCTTGCTTCCAGTATGACTTTCGAGTTGTGCACAAAGGAAAGTCATCTGGCGCATACTCTAAATCAGCATTAATTACTGTTCGACAGTTCTTGCCAGTTCGTTCGTTATAAATATCTACACCACCATTAATCACACGATTCATTAGGTGAAGATACTGCTCCTCTCCTGTTAACTTCATTATTTATCCTCCTAAACTAATTTCTGTTTTTTCGCAGACAATCCTATCATGATTGAATCAGATCGTCCATCTTTTAGTCCACCCCTAGAGCCATGTAATTCTACTTCAGGATAGACAGCCCTAACCTTATCGTAAGTTCTAAACTTATCACCATTACAGGCAACAGGCTTCTGCCAGTCTTTTGGTTTTATTAATACTACATCAACTCCGCACTCCATGCAAGCATCTAAAACTGCACAATACGCAGCACCTTGGCTAAACGCAGTAGTTGATGTGTCGTGCTTTTGCGCCCAGACCCATTCAACAATAACCTTGGTCACTGAATGTCTATTCAGGAATCGAATAATCTCACAAGTATTGACGACACTTAAGCCACTTTTCGTTGTGTGCTTGTGCTTTCGTGTCGGCATGTCGATAAGCTCAAGTATCTTCATGTCGCCAGAAAAGGCGCATAACGCGCCTTTAGCTCCTGTATCTATTGATGCAAATGGCATATTACTTCTCCAGTAATTTAACTGTTCGACATTATACACGTTTTAGAAAACTCTCGTAGATTGAGCCTTTGTACTGGCCGAGGTCGCCTTCCATTAAGACTTCCGAAACCTTTCTATCATCTTGACAAGGCAGGTCATCGCCATAACATGCCTCAAAAATAAACCCTTCATTTTCATCAAAAGAGACTACACAATCTCCAGTGCCAGCAACATAGTAAAGATCACCAGTGTAGATGGTTTTGTCATTTCCGCTCAAAAAACCTGTTGAGCTTGCGACATAGAAATCCTCATGATGACCTACAGCATAGCAGCAAAAATCAACACGATGAACACCATTTTCTTCAAACCAATACAAGTCATCTACAACCACTGGTTCTTCGCTTTTGTTTCCGTAAACCTTTAACGGTAGGTTAATCATCAAACCACCCCCCATGAAACTTTCGTAAATGCTCATCCACTTCTTGATCTGTCATTGGGCAACCTAGTGAAATAAAGGCAACTGTTTTTCCGTCCTTGGTGATAATTTCATGCTTCTGTTTGGCTTTCGACATTCTTCACCTCCACATACTTAATAAAATCTTCAACATCCCCAACAGGATACTTCTGCTTCTGCATCATGTCAACTGATTTTTTCTTTTCATTTAAGCTCATAGACATTCGACCACCAACATGCAACCAAGCATCAATCTTGCATTTGTCTGCTTCCATCTCCGCCTCCGTTATCAATCATGTTCAATATGTGAATGTTCGCGATTATAGCACAGTCTGCAACAGTATCACCAACAACCAATTCATCTTCGTAAGCGGTTGCGCATGTGTCAACTGAATCCCCTTCGTTCGTGATAACCGATCCCCAGCTCCATTTTACTCGTTCTAGGTTTTTCATTCCATTCTCCGCATCAAGATTCACACATGCACTCTAGCCAACTATCAACAGAAACACTAATAACAAAAAGTTATAAGAAACTACATTTTTACTACTTGACTCCTTTTCGCTTGATTTAATTCTAATTAATTTCGACTTAATTTTGGTCGATCTGAAATTAAGTCGATAGATGGTCATTTTTTGACCAATTTTCTACAGAAAACGAACTGTGTGTATTTCAGGGTTAGTAAGTACTCACACCATAGGGAAGAAGAAGTAGTATATTATATTTAATTAATTAATTTATATAATATACTACTACTACTACTACTACTCTCCTGTGCACCATTTTGGTGCATACTCACTTACCTACTCTCACACTCATACCCCTACCCTGTATTATTCTCTTTTTCTAAAATTAATGAAATTAAGTAATTAAGTCCCAACGGAAACTCTGAAAGCCGCATGACCACTGGTCTGCAAGGGTGTTGACTTAATTGAAATTAATGGAACACTAAATAGGAATTAAATAACCGCAAAAATGCTACAACCCAGCAGCCACGGGGCTTTCAGGCGATTTCTATTTAATTTCGGCAAATGGTTTTGTCTGAAAAGGGTTGACTTGTGGTATGATTGACCCTATATTCAACTCCGAAAAACATGAATTAGGAGGTTCAATGAAGTTTACTAACATTGCGAGCGCTGCTGAGGCGTATTGCGATATGGGCATGAAGCTTGTCCCGCTGCCAGAACGAGAGAAACGACCGCTTCACAATAACTGGGGCGCTCAACTGATCTCTGTTCGTGAGCTAGCAAGGAAGCACTATGAGGAGAATCCAAATCAGAACGTAGGTGTTGCACTTGGTGCATCTCGCGTTTGCAGTCTTGACATCGACTGCATGGACTCGTTCAAGAAGATCATGGAATCATTCGACGTACCTGAATCTGAGCTAGATAACTATCCAGCCATTCGTGGTGCGTCAAAGGGTTTGCGCTTGATGTTTGCAGTGCCATCAGAAACTAACCTTCAGTACCGCAAAATTAATTGGGCTTCGAAAGATGACCCAACAGGCGAAAAGTATCGTGCAGCGAATAAGCGAGCGATTACAGCTCGACAGACTGGTGACTTTGCAATCGAACAGGCAGCACGATCAGAAGCTAAAAAATACGCTCGCTACACAGTATTCGAGTTGCGAGTTGCTGATGAGAAAACTCAAAGACAGGACGTTTTGCCACCGTCAATTCACCCAGACACGGGCAAGCCATACGAATGGGTGGTTGAGCCTGTTGGCGGCTTTCCTGAGCCACCAAGCTGGCTCTTGTCGATCTGGACAGGCTTTGACGATCTGAAGGATCAGGTGATGCGTGCCTGTCCTTGGTTTGTTGAGCCTGCAAAGCCACAAAAGCGTGATCGCACGATTGAGGCTAACATTCCACCAGATCAGGTGAACATCGTTGACCTGTATAACGACAAGGTCTCTATCTCTGAAGAATTAGAAACTTACGGATACATCAACCGTGGCAGTGATACTTGGACTTCGCCTCACTCGACTACTGGTTCTGCTGGCGTGAAGGTGTTTACAGATTCACATCCGCAAAAGTGTCACATTCACCATGCAAGTGATCCTTTGTGCTCTACTGATTCAGGTCAGCTTGTTTCAGCGTTTGATCTGTATGCTTACTACGAACACGGTGAGTTCACTGGTGGTTTCTATGAGTCAATCAAGTCAGCAGCAAAATTGCTAGGCGTTGATACGGAATACACGTCAGAAAGTGATGCGGTAGACATTACTGGATTCCTCGATATGGTTCGAGGCACTAAAATCACGAAGAACACAATTTCAACGGACGATGCAGCCGAAGCATTTGAGGTTCCTGACCTTCCAAGCGATTTAAGCTCGCTAAGTGGTGTCATTGGTGCAATCACTAAGCACACTCTGGAATCAGCGCCTAAGCCGTTACTTTTGCCGACGATTGAGGCAGCTCATGTTGCGGTCAGTCATGTGATTGGTCGTAGTTTTAATACGGATTCAGGCGTGTACGGAAACCTGTATTCTGCTGTAATTGCTGAAACTGGCTCAGGGAAGGAAGCAGTGAAAAGTGCTGTGTCAGAATTTCTGTATCATTCTGACATGGAGGCAGATATATCTAGCTTGCCAAATTCGAAAGGCGCATTGATGACAGTGTTGAACTTCCACCCAACCTCAACGATTATCACTGACGAGCTGGGTGTGACTTTTCGGGCTGCCTCGAAAGACAAGTCTGACAAGAACTTTGCTTCGTTCAAGGCTGGCATTCTTGAGGTTTATTCCGCTTCCGGCATTGGCGGCAAGATTTCAGCCGATGCAATGTCAAACATGGGTGAGTTGAAAAAAGGTTCAAAGTCTGAGGCTGAGGATTTTGCTTTAACGGTAAAACAGCCATACGTTAACTTCATCGGCTTTAGCCAGCCATCTGTGTACGTTGAGTCGATGACGAAAGAGTTCTTGGAAAGTGGTCTAACAAACCGATTCTTAACAATCCTTCCAACAGAGGGTTGGCAGAAGCGTAGGCGTGTCCCTGCTGCAAAGTATCCTAAACTAGCTTTTGACTGGCTGAAGGCAATCGAGCAGCGGAAGAAGATGAGCTCAACATCTCAGGCTGATTACAATCCGCTAGTACAGGATGAGGCTAAAGGGCGCAAAGATCCACAGAAACCAATTACGCTATCTCTAACGGATGAAGCAGCGGATTACATTGATAAACTTGAAGATAAGTGTGTTGATGAGCTGATGCCAAAATACGAGAAGTATTTGCTGCATTCTCTATTCACTCGTACTACACTGTTAGCAGAAAAGTACGCTCTAATCATTCAGTTATCGAAAGATCCTTGGGCGACTAAGATTGATCTTGACTCAGTTAAGTGGGCTTGTGAGTGGGTTCTTCACCACCAGACCGTATTTGCTGATCTGTATCGTTCTGAGCGCGTATCAAGTCCACGCGAACGATTAATTAAAGAGCTTGTTGACTCAATGGGTGACAGGGAAATTGCTAAGAAAGAAATGTCAACGATTCCTTGCTTGAAGCAGTTTGGCACCAAGAAGCGTAACGAGCAATTACAGGATCTTGAGGAAGATGGTATACTTGTCTCCTATAAAGTTTCCAGCGGCAAGGGTAGACCGTCAGTGTTTTATCGTGTTAGATCCCTAGCGCCGAAGGAGCTTCTAAAAGAAATTGAGACTAAGAAAGCCGAGGAGCTAGAGAAGATTCATGAGCGAGCTAAAAATCAAGTCAAATGAGGAATTGGCAAAAGAGATCTCGGACATTGACTTTGAGATGTCCGTCCTGAAAATTAAACGCGAAGAAGTTAAAAAAGAGCTTGAAACTCGCGTTAAGAATGATAAACTAGATGGTAGTTCAGTTGAGGAGTTCGGTGACTTCAAGGTTACACGGAAAAACAACTACAACGTAACGGTTGATATTCCTGTGTATGAGTCGCTAACTCCTGAATTGAAAGAGATTGTTGATTCTTCTGGCTTAATCTCTCAAAAGCTTGTGGTAAATAAGGCTAAACTGAAAAAAGCATTTGAAGAAGAAACAAAAGGCTTGACTTTGATCCAGAAGTGTCTAAAATCATCAGAGTCAGTAACAATTAAAGTAGAAAAACTAGGAGATAAATAATGGCTGGATTTGATTTAGGAATGGCTCAGCTTGGGCGAAAAGATGACCCTTGGTTCATGTGGCTTTACGGCCAGATTGGCACGGGTAAATCTACAATCGCTGCTGAGATCCCCGACCATGTGTTCATTCAGACAGAGGAAGGTCTAAAGTATATTGATAAGGCAAACAAACTGCCAATCTGCAACACTTTAGATGACTTTACTGGATGGATTGATTCATTATGTGCAAATGAGCACCCTTACAAAACTGTCATCATTGATGGTACTAGCGGTATTGATATTCTTATCAATAATAAGCTGAAAGAAGAAAATGGCGGCCAACCTATCGAGCAGATCGCTTACGGCGGTGGTAAAAAGTTGCGTCGAGACAAGTGGCTCTATATCGTCTCTCAGATTGAGCGACTATCTAAAGAGCGAGGTTTAAATGTTCTGATTCTTGGTCACAATGACGTAAATAAGTTCCAAGACCCAGAGGGCGAACCTTATGATGAGTATGTTCCACGCTTGTTTGATCCAGAAGCTCGAAATGCTCTAATGGATCGTGTTGACTTCTTGTTATTTGCCAAGTTCAAAGTGTATAAAAGCACACGAGACGCAGGTTTCAACAAGACAGAGACCAAAGCAACAGGTGGCACAGAACGTGTTATAATGACGCAAAATTCAGCAACGCATTGGGCTAAAACTCGTGTTGCATTGCCAGCAGAGATTGATTACACTGGCAATCAGGATATTTTGAATCAGCTTATTGCTCATGCAAAAAGTCCATCAGCCCAAACAACCGAACAGTAATTAAATAGGAGATATAAATATGTTTAACTTTAACACTCAGGAAGTGGCACAAGAAACTACAACTTACATCGACATAACTCGTGAGCTAAACAACGCTCCACTAGAGGTTGTAAAGGCTGAATACAAAGCAAACGGCATGCCTAACGACCCTAACTTCTCTGAGCAGTGGGATATTCGAGTAAAAGTCCTAAAAGGCAATCCGTCTACGGATGAATTTGCTGGTGCTCAGTTCACTACGTTCTGTCAGACCCGTATCTCAGAGTCAGATCAGTACAAACCTTCTACTCCAGAGAAGAAGCTCAATAAAGAGAAAATGTATCAGCAAGTCCTTACCCAAGTTCTTCAGGCCGCTGGCATTCTTGACTCAGATGGCAACCCTGCAAAACCTGTGAGCGGTACTGATCAAGTATGTGCAATGCTTCAGGGTTTGAAGATTACTGGCAAGGTAACGCACTATCTTAACACCAATAGCGGCAAGATCAAGAATGAGCTTCGCAATGTAAAGGGTATGGCTTCAGCTCAGCCGCAAGGTGAGGCTTTTTCTGCGCCACAACCACAACAGCAACAACAGTTCCAGCAACAACAACCCGCTCCACAACAACAAGCGCACAACCCTTTCGCACAATAACCTAAGATAAGGAGGACAGGGGCTAAACATTAGCCCCTTTATTTTATGACTAAGAAATACTTTATCGCAGAAAATAACCGTCGAATGCTTGAAGATAATATAACCAAGCAGATGTACATTCTGACTCAAATGAAATCAATGATTCAACCAAACATCCCGATGGATGATGATGCAGTAGCCCTTATGAATCAACTTATTGAATGGCAGAAGATGGTTGATATCAAAGACGCTAATGATTTCGCACATTACTTTCAGTCTAAGAATCGGTTAGAATTGAAAGAACACTTCTACGAGGATGATATACCGTTTTGATTGACTTACAGAAACTAAAGAAGCAGGTGCTAGATTCCATTGAGGCTGAAGCTAACAAGAATCCTTCTAAGCGTAACTACATTGGTGCTTCAGCGATTGGTCATCAGTGCGATACTTATATTTGGCTAAACTTTCGCCATGCGTTCGACGAGTGGATTGACTACACATCAGCTACACGATTCGCAGATGGTCACGCTTCGGAAGATATTCAAGCTAAGAGAATGATTGATTCTGGCTTAGCTTTAGATGTCGGGACGCCTGAAAGTCAGCACAGAATTAATCCTGAATTTGAGCACTTTGGAGGGCATTTAGATGGCCTCTTAACGATAGACGATGAACTTGTCATCTGGGAGCATAAAAGCTCTGAGAAGGCTTTAAAAGCTCAATCTTATGCAGATAAAGACATGAGTACAGCTTTATTTAAGTTCAATGAAGTGTATTACGCTCAGGCGCAAATTTATATGCACTATAAGAAGTGTAAAAAACACATAACAACTATCTCTAACGCTGGAACAAGGGAGAATGCTCATCCTAAAACCGGACAAGAGACTGTGTGGATCTTGACTGAATACAATGAGTCAGATGCCTTAAAATACATTGAGCGAGCTAAGCGCTTAATT